ATGCAGAAAAACAAAGAATGTATATATAAGATCGACAATATTAAAGCATTCATTGATATGATTGCACCCTCTGTCATCAAATTCAACGTGGATCATTTCATATGTGGCAACACCTTCCGCTGTGTATGGGCTCTCAGAGAATACCCCACTAGTACCAATGAGCAGGCAATCCTGAGACATTTAGGTGAAAAAGATGGTGTGACGTTAAGAATTTATACCAGACAAGTGACAGCAAATGAGGAGAAGAAGATCATTCATAATGCCGCCAACAAGAACCGGATGCATTCGTCCAACACTAATGATCTACAACAAACGGTTACTGCAGAAAGCAACCTTCAGGATGTGGTTACATTGGTGTCAACCATGCACAGAAATAGGGAGCCTCTACTCCACTGTGCTGTTTTCATTGAATTGTCAGCCAGCGACATGGATGCACTAAAACTGTTGCAGACCGATGTTCTGACAGAGCTTGTGCGCAGCAAGCTAAATGTTGACCGGCTATTGCTTCGACAGCAACAAGGCTTTTTGAGTGTCGGTCCAACAGGAAGAAATGTGTTCGGGAGTCAGTTTGAACGGGTGCTACCGGCATCATCTGTGGCAAATCTATATCCATTCAACTACTCAGGTAAAACGGATGCAAAAGGATTCTATCTGGGCCGGGATAAATACGGTTCAAACGTCATCGTGGACTTTGATAAGCGTGATGATGATAAAACCAATCCCTGTATCCTGATTCTTGGTAACTCTGGTCAAGGGAAGAGTTATCTGCTGAAATTAATCTTGTGCAACATCCTTGAATCCGGCAAGAATGTGATCTGCCTGGATCCCGAGCATGAATATGTTGAACTGGCTGAAAATATGGGCGGATGCTTCGTGGATCTCATGTCTGGAGATTACATGATTAATCCTTTGGAGCCAAAAACTTGGGATGAAGGTGGTTCGCCGCAGGACAAGGATGCACCGATGACTTTTAGGCAAACGACTAAACTGAGTCAGCATATCTCGTTTTTAAAGGACTTTTTCAGGTGTTACAAAGACTTCAAAGATAAACACATAGATGTCATTGAGATTATGCTGGGTAAGCTTTATATGAAGTTTGGCATTAGTGATCAGACGAACTTTGATACATTGGAATCTGAGAGGTATCCGATTCTGTCAGACCTGTATGAGCTCATCGAAGAAGATTATAAATCCTACGATAAAGGAAAATTCCAGCTCTATACACCGGAGATGTTGCAGGAGATTCTCCTCGGGCTCCATTCCATGTGCCAAGGAGCTGAAAGTAAATTCTTCAACGGTCATACCAATATCACCTCCAATAGGTTTATTGTGTTTGGGGTTAAGGGATTGCTACAGGCGAGCAGGAATGTGAAAAATGCGCTGCTCTTTAACATTCTGTCCTTTATGAGCGATAAGCTTCTGACAGAAGGGCATACGGCAGCCGGGATTGATGAACTCTATCTGTTTCTCACAAATCTGACTGCCATAGAATATATCCGTAACTTTATGAAGCGTGTGCGCAAGAAAGAATCAGCGGTCATACTCAGTTCCCAGAACCTTGAGGATTTCAACATTGAGGGCATCAAGGAGCTGACAAAACCCCTGTTCTCCATTCCCACACATGCTTTTCTATTTAATGCCGGTAACATCGATAAGCAATTCTATATGGACACCTTGCAGCTGGAAGAATCAGAATACAACCTGATCAAGTTCCCGCAGCGAGGTGTTTGTTTATACAAGTGTGGCAATGAGCGCTATAATCTGGCCGTTCACGCCCCAGCATATAAAGAAAAACTGTTTGGAAAGGCAGGTGGAAGATAATGAAATTGAATAAAGAGATAGATGTTTTAATCCAAATGAAAGAGGAAATTGTGGCTGACATGAAAGCATGTATCACCTATGAACCTCACCGAGAAAATGACTTGCTCTGTCTTATGGAGCGATATATCAAGTCGGCAATTAGCGAAAGACCAAGGCTCCTTGATCAGATCAAAAAGTGCATGACCGGTACTGATTATGAAAATCCTTTTGAAGCTTATTATTGTTATTCGGTAGATGACATTGAGCGATTCGAACAACTACTAACAGGATTTATTGAACAAAGTAAACGTCAAAACTATAAAGCCTGGGAAAGAGAGCTTGAGATCAAGAACCTAATTCAACAGCTAAATAATTTGAATGTCAGCTGTCAGGGAGAATTGATTGATACCTATCGAAGAGAAAAGCTGTTGAGATTTTTTGAAGATGCAGAGGGATTTTTAAAAATCGATGGCATCAAGGGTATCGTTAATGAGCTTCGAAGCTGGTAAGGCGGTGATGCCGTGGACTTAAGGGATCAAAAATTCGGAATAGAAATTGAGATGACTGGTATAACAAGGCAAAGGGCGGCAGAGGTTCTGGCAGGGTATCTGGGCACATCACCTCAATATGATGGCGGTGGCTATAGTGCTTATTCGGTTGTAGATGCTGAACATCGTAAGTGGAAGCTGGTCAGCGATGCCAGTATTCAGTGTCAGAGAAAAGTGGGGAGTAGAAAGCAAGCGGCAGATCGTGATTACAGTGTAGAACTGGTGAGTCCCGTTTGCACGTATGAAGACATCGAAAGAGTTCAGGAAATGATACGGGCGCTAAGGGAGGCGGGTGCCTTTAGCAACAAGTCCTGCGGGATCCATATTCATATCAATGCGGCACCATTTGAAGCCTATCAACTAAGAAATCTGGTGAACATCATTGCATCAAAAGAAGATATGGTCTACCGGGCATTGCAAGTGGATTCCCAGAGGGAAAGACGGTACTGCAAAAAGATTGACACTGAATTCTTGGAAAGTCTGAACCGCAAGAAACCAAAAACTATGAGGCAACTTCAAGATCTTTGGTACAAAGGAGATGACGGAAGCTATCAGCATTACCACGACAGCCGTTATCACTGTTTGAATTTGCACTCGGTTTTTCAAAAGGGAACCATTGAGTTTAGAGCCTTCAACGGATCCTTTCATGCCGGCAAGATGAAAGCCTATGTTCAGTTTTGCATGGCCATTACAGCACAGGCTTATAATCAACGATCAGCCAGTCCAATTAAAATAGTGTCTGATAACGAGAAGTATACCTTCCGTGTATGGTTGCTTAGGCTGGGTATGATCGGTGATGAATTCAAAACGGCACGCAAACATCTGCTGGATCATCTGGATGGCAACATCGCTTGGAAATCACCGGAACAGGCTCTGGCTCAAAAAGAACGACTGCGTAAAAAGAAAGAACAGGAACAATCAGTATCTCAAAATGTCACAGAATCCCTGGTGGCACAGAATATGGATGATGGACAGCAAGATGAACAATCCCCTGCTTTTTCTATGTCATTGGGAATTTAGGGAGGTCAACATGCAGAAAGAAAAATATTATATTGCCTATGGCAGTAACCTGAATCTGCCGCAGATGAAACAACGATGTCCGACGGCAACGGTTGTTGGAACATCGGAAATTGAAGGATATGAGCTTCTATTCAGAGGGTCAAAAACCGGAGCTTATGCAACTATTGAACCTTGTGAAGGAAGCAAGGTGCCTGTTCTAATCTGGTCCGTAAAGCCAGCGGATGAGCTGGCGCTAGACAAATATGAAGGCTATCCAAGATTTTATGGAAAAGAAGAGATGAGTCTTGAAGTAGCTGATCATAAGATTTCTGCTTTTGTGTATGTCATGACGGACGGACTGCAGATTGGTGTTCCGTCAGAGTATTATCTTAAAACCATCGAAGACGGTTATGAAACCGCAGGCTTTGATGTTGCTGTTTTAGAGAAAGCTCTTGATAGAACCAAGGAACTGATGGAAACAGAGCAACATGAAATCTTCGAACAAGATACGCTGTTCGGCATGAAATGGTGGTGATTGCGCTATGGCTAATCCTGCATTAATAGCAAAAGCAGTTGCAGTCGCACTCAGTGACAACCGCATCCGAAAAGGCGTCGGATGGATCATGGCGGCAGTGCTGTCACCTATTATTGTAATCATCGCTATTGTGTGTGGCATGCTCTCTGGTGCAGCGACTAGTAATGCTTCTGTTCTGGAGTTATGCTTTGGCAGCAGCTCTATTGACGCAAGTTACCCGGTTGAATATCGGACGCACATTGAAACAATGAGAAGCTGTTTCTCAACTTTGGATGGCTATATTCAAAGTACGAATGGGGCGATGGAAAACGGTCACAGCCTCGATTCTGTAAAAGTGAAGTCAATTTTCTATTCTCAGTATTTCGGCGAGGCTGATCCGGCAAGCTATGCAGCCCAGCAATTTGTCGATTGCTTTGTAACTTATGAAGAACGGACAGAACTTATTGATAACGGAGATGGAACAACATCTGAAAGTACTTATACGGTGGCTGTTCCCATCTCAGATCTATCTGTTATTTATCAAAACATCGGCAACGCGACAGGAACGACCGCATCGTATTCCGATATGGCCAATGCAACAGATGTCTATTATCGCATTGCCTATGGGACAACAGCTCCTCTAGAAGCTGACGGGTCAAACGGATGGGATAACTGGATCTATACACCTACAGCAGAGGAATTGGCCAATCTATATCATAGTTTGCCCGAAGGTGAACTGGGAAGTGAGATTGTACTTCAAGCAATGACAAGACTTGGGGATCCATACTCACAAGCCTTAAGAGGTCAAGGGGATTACGTGGATTGCAGTTATCTGACCATGTGGTGCTATGGACAAATTGGCATCACAATACCGGGAACCGCTGCTGAGCAGGCGAGGTATTGTTACAACAATGGATTAACGATTACAAGAGAAGACTTGGTTCCCGGTGACCTTGTCTTCTGGAGTTACGAACCCAATGGACGGTTCATGAATATCACCCATGTCGGTATTTATGCCGGGGATGATATGGTCATCGATGCTTCCAGTACCAAGGGCGTGGTTGTTTACCGGAACATTTATCATACAAACAAGCAGGTTTTATATGGCAGACCACATATCGAGCCATAGAAAGGAAGAGCAACTATGCTAAAAACAAACGGAATGTTTCAAAGGAAGATCATTAAAATGGAACCCCAGCCCTGTATCATCGAAGCGATTCAGCTGATGAATCATTTTGAGTACAGCGAGTTCTCTCATCATTTACTGGTGGATCGGTCCTTTATTGCTGATAAAAAGGTGGATATGTTTACAGACCCCTATGGCCTGACACACTGCATCCTTGCGTTGAATGAGGAAAGTGGTGATGGTATTCTGATTGACAGCAGTGGCTATGATTACGCCAGATATGTCAGTTTTATGCCAAATATCAAAGCCTTTATTGATCAGGAAATCACTCAACTGGCTGACAAAATCCTTCAGGAAGCAGCAGAGAATACTTCCAATGGAAGCTGGATTGTGTATTTTGATGAGATTGCCGAGCAGTATGGGATTAATGTATCAGCTAACAATGGCATTGGTACACTGCTGTTAAGAGAGCTTCAAAGCAGAGAAGAAATGGCAGAATTTAATCTTGATGATGAGTGTCTTGATATGACATTGTATCTGGATTATTGCAAAAACCTGAATCCATCGGAACTGAAAGATCTTGGAATGTAAAGGAGGAAAACAGAAATGAAGAATGATAATACGATTAGAGTGTTGAAAATTGAACAGGGAAAGATGCCATATGAAAAGGAAATGGTCAACGATCTTGAAGGCATTCAGAAAGAGGTCGAAGGCTTGTTCGAATGTGTGTATCTCAGAGATGGCTGCATTGCAGTGGTCAATGAAGAAGGAAAACTGAATGGGATGGAGCTGAACAGAAGGATTGGAAATGATATTATCGCCGGTCCTTTTTTTATTTGTGGTGACAGTGATGAAGGGGAATTCGTCTCTTTGACCAATGATCAGTTGGATAAGTACATGGCTGACTTTAAAGATGCGCCTGAGTTTACCGGCGATGAACCGGAAGCCCAACCCCGAATGACCTTCATCAATTTCAGATTTTAGGAGGACAAATCAATGAGCGTAAGATCAGAAAAAGCAACCATTCAACTGAGCTTTTCCAAGGAAAAACTGGAGGCTATGAAGTTCTATATGGACGAAAAGGATACAACTGTTGAAAAAGAATTGCAGTCTCATATCAAGAGTGTTTACGAAAAATATGTGCCAGCAGCCACCAGAAGATACCTGGACCGCAACGATTCAGAAACAGAAATTCAAGCGGAAGTCACCTTGGAACCGGAGCCAACTCAGCAAGAAATTGCCCCTCAACCGGCACCATCTACTAGGGGAAGAAGACGTAACAGCAGGGAAGAAAATGTGGAAGTCACAGAACCGGTCCAATCGGATCAGGTCGAAACTGCTACTGAATCACAGGAACAGACAGAGCAAGAATCAGGTGGCATGAGTCTATCGATGTAGCAGTTATCATCGCAGATTTAACAGCACACCAAAACGAAAAAATGGAGGAATAGGATCATGAAGAAAGATAATATCACCATCAGTCTTGAGTCTGAAAAGCTCAGGGCCATTAAAAAGTACATGGAAAAAAAGGAAGCTGATCTGGATCAAGAAATGGTGGACCAGCTTCAGAAGCTCTATGAGAAATACGTCCCGGCAAATGTCAGGGAGTATATCGATGAGCGGGTTGAGGAAGAAGCAAAACCGTCACAACCGAAAAAAGCGGCAAAAACACCGGCTGAATCAAGAAGTTACAGTTCAGGGCAAACAGGTCAAGAGTAATCTGGCAGCGTGAAGCGTTATTTGCCCTTTTGTGCGATTGTTTGAGCAAGAGTGGCATAACAATACCCTTGCCGGCCGTTTGGGCAAAAATTGAGCCAATTTGGCGATAATCAAAATCCTGAGAATAGATGAAATATGCCGTCAAAAGAGCACGATGGTTCTAATTATTCTGGTGCAGGATAAAGAGAGGTGGTCGCATAGCGCCACCTCTCGACCACTTCGCCCGGCAGTGCCGAGCGCTTTGAAATCTGAGGTAGGTGGTCAGAATCGCGCAAATGGGACAAAAAGGTGGTCGATGATGAAATAAATGCCCAAAAGTCAAAGAATATCAGGTGGTCAGAAGGGTGGTCAAGCAGTTGATTTCATAGATTTGGAGGTGAAATAGGTGAGCCAATTACAAAGCGCAGCAAAGACCAGAACGGCAGTCTGGTTGTATCCAGATACAATAGAGCGAATGGATTCTTTATTGGAAAAAGACAATGCAAAAAGCCGGAGTGAGTTTATTGAAAAGGCACTGCAGTTTTATATGAGCTATCTCAACAATGAAGAGTCGACAGAATATTTATCAAAAGTTATTGTCACTGTAATCCAAGGGCTGCTACGTGAAACTGAAAACAGACATTCCGGAAATCTATTTCGATTATCCGTAGAGATGTCGATGATGATGAATATCTTGGCTGCGGGTCTTGAAATCAGTGATGAGGATTTGAGAAAACTACGAGGACGATGTGTCAATGAAGTGAAAAAGACAAAAGGACGGATCAATATGGAAGAAGCTGTTCAATTTCAGCGAGGTATTGAATAAAAGGAAAGTGGGTGGTGACGTATGCCAAGGATTGTATTGAAGTGTCCGTATCTAAAAGGGAATACTAAAAAGGCGGTATCGCATCGTTCCAATCTCGTGACCTACATGGCAACGCGAAGTGGCGTTGAGAAACTTCCCAAACCAAAAACTAAAATGCCGTCTACATTGAAGCAAGAAGATTTGATCCAGCAGATAATAACAGAATTTCCTGAAAGCAAACAATTGTTTGAGTATGAAGATTACATGGAAGATAAGTCTGTAGAAAATGCGTCAGAGTTTATAACTATGGCACTTGAACAAAATATGGATGAGATAGGTCAGCGAGAAAATTACGTTGATTACATTGCGAATCGACCAAGAGTAGAACGAAGAGGTGCACACGGATTGTTTACCGCTGGAGATGATGAAATTGTATTGAGCCGGATCGTTGATGAAGTGGCCAATCATCTGGGGAATATCTGGATACCAATCATATCCCTTCGTAGAGAAGATGCTATTCAAACTGGATTTGATAATGCGGATTTTTGGCACAACATGCTTTCGTACTCTGCACCAGAGATTGCTGAAGCAATGAAAATACCGATTCAGAATTTCAGGTGGTATGCAGCCTTTCATAATGAAAGTCATCATCCTCATGTTCATATGGTTTGTTACTCCACGAATCCGGCTGAAGGATTTCTAACAAAAAAGGGAATCGAAAAAATGAAGTCTGGGCTAGTGAAGAACATATTTAAGCATGAAATGCCGATGATTTATGCTGAACAGAGTAACAGGAGAGATGTACTTAAAAAAGAGAGCCAAGAAGCAATATTGAAGCTCATTCGTGAAATGAAAAACGGCGTCATAGAGAATCCAAAACTTGAAGAACTTTTTTTGTACTTATCGGATGAACTGAAGCAAACAGCAGGCAAAAAAGTGTATGGTTATTTGAAGTCAAGCCTGAAATCGGTAGTAGATGAAATCGTCGATGAGATGTCAAAGGCCGAGCAGATTGGGAAAGCCTACGATTTATGGTATGAAATGCGGGAAGAAGTGCTTTATAGTTATCTGGATGAACTGCCTGAAAGACTTCCGCTCTCACAGCAGAAGGAGTTTAAACCTATCAAGAATATGATCATCTCTGAAGCTGATAAATTCAATGCGATAGACTATGACTTTGGTGAAGAGGGTGAAAACAATGTTGTCAGATTATTTGATGATGAGCACTTGAACGCGACGATCATGGTAGATGGTACCGATAATGATATTGAAATGGAAAATGTAGCAGATGAAACAAGAGAAAATGAATCACAGGCATTTTATGTTGACTGGACCGATGATTATAAAAGGGCTCGTGATTATTTGGTTGGAACTGAATCAATAATACAGAACTTCGAAACTGCCAGAAGTATCCTTGGGATTGAAGCTCAAAATGGAAATGTACTTGCCATCTATGATTTGGGACGTATTTTTTTCAGTGGTTTAGGTGTTCAAAAAGATTCGGAGATAGCAAATGAATATTTTCGAAAAGCTTTTATCGGATTTAATGAAGTCGAAGAAAAGAATGCTTGGAAATATACCGAATATCGGATTGGAAAGATGTTGGCCGCTGGACTTGGAGTAGCGCAAAATCATGAAATGGCTGCTGGTTGGTTTATGCTGTCGGCGGATCAAAATTATAAGTATGCGCAGTATTCATTGGGTGCTTTATATTATCAAGGTCAAGGTGTAGAGAAGGATTATCATAAAGCACTCGGACTATACCAAAAGGCAGCACAACAGAACTTTCCATATGCAGATTTTGAATTAGCAAAGATGTATCGGGATGGTATAGGTACAGAAATAAATGACTCAAAATCATCGGAACATTTCAAAAGAGCATTTGAAGGTTTTGAGATACTTGAAAGAATAAATCCAGATGATAAGATTCAATATCGATTGGGTTGGATGCTACAAAATGGAATTGGAGTTGAAAAGATTTCTATTCGTGCAAAAGAGTATTTTAAGAAGTCAGAAAGTCTTGGAAATGTGTTCGCAAAATTTGCCCTGGCGAAATTGATATTGAAAGAGGAACATCCGGATAAAGATGAGCTGCTGGAAGCTGCTGAATATTTGAAGTCATTGATTGTCATTGAGGATAAAGATTTGGTTAAAATGAAAGAAGTAGCCGCATACACTTTGGGAAAGCTATATCTTGAAGGAAGAGCTGTGACAAAAGATATTCGTCTCGCTTTGTCATATCTCAATATTTCGGCAGAGGAGGGTAACCAATATGCGCAATTTGCTTTAGGCAAAATTTATTTGTTAGGCAAGGAAGTTCCGAAGGCTAAAGAGATGGCAATTAAGTGGCTCACACTGTCGGCGGAACAAGGTAATGAGTATGCAAGAGCTTTTCTTGAAAATATTAATCGGTACCGAGATCCTTCGGTAGTGTTCTGCTTTTCACGAATGATGAATCACATGAGTAAGATTTTTGAAGATAACATGATTTCGAACAGGCAAGAGGGAGTGGTGAAGATCGACAGCAAGCTGCTGAGGAAAATGAGAGAGAAGAAAAGAGCGCTTGGTTTTAAACAAGAGGTAAACCAATGTCTGTAGCAAAGGCGAGAAAATATATTCTGGTGTAGCAGGTTAACATTTTGTGGTAAAATAGTTACGTCAAGTAAAATCAATTAGCATGAGCTGGCTGCTTCTAGGGGGAGAGAACATATGATTTCAGATAAACAATTTGATGATGCTTTTACAGCAGCAGGCGGATGGTTTGTAGCAATGTATTTTGAAACAGTGGCAGATTGGAAAGGCAGTAAAGATGATTTGATTGATCTCATTTTTAAAGATGGAACTGATTCAAAGCGATCAGGTACAAGCACCAGAGTTTCATCACTGATTAGAATTATTGATAATCAGCGTGGAATGGAAGCTCTGAAGAAAATTTCTGAGTCATCTAGAATAGCAAAACAGAATCCTCTCGCGGTTGAAACAGCAAAAAGGATAATCAAAGAACGATATAAATATTTAAAGTGAATATCAACAGGAACAAGTGACAGTCTTTCTTTACGAGAGGCTGTTTTTTTGTTGTCAAGAATCAGCACTATGAACAGGAGAATCAGATGAAGAAAAATGTATACTACAAAGCATTCACAAAAACCAAAGAACCATCAAAGTCAAATATCAACCAACTCACAAAACGTCGCCCAATAAAAAGGACGGCGTTTCATCGTATCGGCAGCAGAAAACAATAGGAGGTGCGCCGTGGGAACCTATATTCATTTTACAGAAGAACAGAAGCAACGAGCTAACGGTATCGATCTTGTTGAATTTCTAAGAAGACAAGGAGAAACCCTGTTGCCATCAGGAAGAGAAAAAAGACTGAAAAGCAATCACAGCATTACAGTTAGAGGAAACGAATGGTTTGATCATGCAACGAAAGAAGGTGGTCTTGCTATTGATTTTGTGCAAACCGTCTATGGTCTATCTTTCCCGGAAGCAGTCACAATGCTGCTTGGTGGTGAACAAGGGATAACTTATGTAGGTACTACTGAAAAAGTAGAGAGGAAAAGACCTTTTGAATTACCATCAAAGAATAATGACATGCGCCGTGTATTTGCATACCTAATCAAGCACAGGCTAATTGATCAGGAAGTGGTAAGTTTCTTTGCTAAAGAGAAATTGATTTATGAAAGTAAAGAACAATCAGCAGACAGGACGAAGGAATATCACAATGCCATTTTTGTTGGTTACGATGAGAATGGCATACCCAGACATGCTCATAAAAGAGGAATCTATACCGAAGGAAAGAGTTTCAAGGGTAACATCGACAGCAGCAATCCTGGTTATAGTTTTCATTACATTGGTACAAGCGATCGGCTCTATGTCTTCGAAGCGCCAATAGATCTAATGTCATTCATAACCCTTCACAAAAATGCCGATTGGAAGAAACACAGTTATGTTGCTTTGTGTGGATTGTCAGAACAAGCAATCATTAAAACACTGGAGAATCATACACACTTGAACCGGGTTGCCCTTTGCCTTGATCATGATCCAGCAGGTATCGAAGCGTCTGAAAAAATAGTGGATCAACTGGGTGGTCGTGAAATTGATTGTACTATAATGCAGCCGAAATATAAGGACTGGAATGAAGATTTGAAATCAGTTTATAATCGACTTCCAATTGCCGCAGAAGAGCACCCACAACATGTATTAAAAAAACAGATATATTCGGAGCTCCTCAATATAGCCAATGAATATAGTGAGAAAAGTATCACGTTCGAAAAATGTAAAGCGGCACTACAAAAATCACTTACGGAAGTTGAACATCAAGCTGAAGCTATGAAAGTGGTATCAGCTCTTTTTTTATGTCTTTGTAAATCAGAAGGCTATAAAAGAGGAATTACAATGACGCTCAACGAGTTGATTGAAGAAATAAGTGACCGGTTCAAAGCATATCAGAATAGAGGTAGATTGGATCCGAAATATGAGGAAATAAAATCGATGTTCGATGATATGGAGGCGTTAAAGGGATCAGGGAAAGAAACGTCAGAGCTACTTGAAGTATACAAAAAGATATCTCTAGAATTAATTAAAACAGTAATCAAAAAAGAAATGGCACAGCAAAAACAAGAACAGAACCTGAACATGAAGATGGCGTGAAAAAATGGAGGTAATCGATGAACTCACAAGTGTACATGTTAATTGCAGCGGCAGCAATCATGTTTTCTGTGATTGGCGGCTTGTCGTTATTAGCACATTACTATACCCTGAATGGAATCAAATCTAAAACAGTTGGAGATGGGCAACATGGCGTTGCTCGATTTGCTACAAAGAAGGAAATCCAAAGTACCTATCAACATATCTCTTTCATAGTTGATGACTGGCGACGAGGGGAGAATCTTCCAAGAGACTTGAATGGAGATTCGATTCAAGGACTCGTCATTGGTTCAGTTGGATCCGGTGGAACGACTAGTGGAATCATTGATACTGGCGATGTCCATTGTCTAATGATCGGCGCAGCTGGTGTTGGCAAAACCGCATATTTTCTATATCCAAATCTGGAATATGCTTGCGCCAGTGGTATGTCATTCATAACAACAGATACCAAAGGTGATCTTGCAAGAAATTACGGCATGATTGCGAAGGAGAATTATGGCTACAATATCGCGGTCATTGATCTGCGAAACCCAACACGAAGTGATGGTAATAATCTGCTTCATCTGGTCAATAAATATATGGATCAATTTAGAGAGAACAGTAATAATTACTCAGTTAAAGCAAAAGCAGAGAAGTATGCAAAAATTATTTCCAAGACAATCATTTCAGCAGACGGCAATAATGCTGCAATGGGTCAGAATGCATTCTTTTATGATGCTGCAGAAGGTCTTCTAACATCTGTCATTTTATTGATAGCAGAATTTCTTCCGCCGGTTATGGAAGATGGACAAAGAGTCGATAAGCGACACATTATATCAGTTTTTAAGATGGTGCAAGACCTTATGGCACCAAGCAAGGTTAAGGGAAAGAGTCAGTTCCAACTGTTGATGGACAAGCTACCGCCAACACATAAAGCGAAATGGTTTGCCGGTGCTGCACTGAACTCGGCAGATCAAGCTATGGCATCAGTTCTGTCAACGGTACTCTCAAGACTTAATGCCTTTTTGGATTCTGAGATGGAACAGATTCTGTGCTTTGATACGGCGATTGACGCTGAAACCTTCTGCCATGAAAAATCCGCAATCTTTCTTATACTCCCCGAGGAGGACAACACAAAATATTTTATGGTGTCATTGTTCCTACAACAATTCTACCGCGAGATGTTAACGGTTGCTGATGAGAATGGCGGTAAGCTTCCTAACCGAGTGATGATCTATGCAGATGAAATAGGAACTATTCCGAAGATTGAATCCTTTGAAATGATGCTGTCCGCAGGAAGATCCAGAAGAATATCTGTCATACCGATCATTCAATCCTTTGCCCAGCTAGAAAAGAATTATGGTAAAGAAGGCAGTGAAATCATAACAGACAACTGTCAGGTGACAATCTTTGGAGGATTTGCACCTAACTCAGAAACTGCTCAAGTCCTCTCTAAAGCATTAGGAACCCGAACAGTCATGAGTGGAAGCATCAGCCGTGGTAAAAACGATCCATCACAAAGTCTACAGATGATTGAGCGTCCGCTTTTATCGGCAGATGAATTGAAGTCACTACCTAAAGGGAACTTTGTCGTGATGAAAACTGGTGTCCATCCTATGAAAACGAAGTTGAAATTGTTTCTAGATTGGGGGATCACTTTTGACAAAACCTATGAAACAGAAGAAAGATCTAATCGCAAAGTTTACTACGCTGATAAAGAAGAGCTGGAAGAAAATATTGTTAGATATACCATGGCTCTTGAAGTGGATGAAATTAGTGATGATGAAGACTCTGATGCTAGAAAACGAGGCGGTACGATACATTCACCAACACAGGAACCGAGTGATGATAATTCAATCAAACGAAAAACGGTTATAAGAACATAAGGAGGACGTAGATGAGTTTCTTTGGAAAACTGTATCAAGAAGAAATTCCGTCAAGGGCTAAGACTGTCTATATGTATCTAAAAGACCGAAGTAACGTTCAAGGCGAATGTTGGCCGGCCATTAAGACTATTGCCAGAGATACATCCATGTCTGTCAGTACGGTGAAAAGAGCGATAGAGGATTTGATGAAGTGTGGTTTACTTACGAAGGAAAGGCGCTATAGGGAGAATGGCGGTAATTCTTCCAACCGGTATTTCATCACTTAACGAATGTATCAATAGAGAAAATTTTGTAATCTCCGCCAAGGGGGTTCTTTGTCAGTTCAGTGGACCTACCTCCGGTTCATAATGGACTGACAAGAAGGAATCACTTGAATAATAGATTAACATCAGAGAAAGAAATATAGATGAGTACATACTCGGGCAGTAGAAATAGGTATACCCTAGTGAAAATTAAACATAAATACATTTTGGTATTAGAATACCAAAACAAAATAATTGTTGACAGGACCATAGATAGAGTGATATATTTTATTTGTGATTTAAGATGGATTATTTTGTAAGGAGGTCACGAAGGTGCGTAACGATAAGCAGATTAACCAAATTTGGAATCGATATAATGCATTAAGAGGATATGCTGTTCAGTCAGAACTGCCAGTTGCGCTATTTCTTCTGAAAAAGACAAAGGATGAGTTTGTTACAAGTCCTCAAAAGCCTACAGAGCAAAAAGCTTTCAAGGCATTACAATCCATAGCTGATAAATACGGTTTATTAAATCCGTTTAAGGATCCAGCTGTTTTTTATAATGAATTTATGGCAATGGATAGCGAAGAGGTTGATTGGGAACTCATGCTTACTTCTGCGGATCCAAATGAGACGTTCTATATACCAAAGGTGTTGATTGATGAATTTAGTAAGCATTTTGGACCCGATATCAACATGGTATTGATTGCGGAAGCTGAAAAATTCGTTCCACATTTGATGGAGCTAATAAATCAAAACTCGAAATGTCAGTTTTTTGTAACAACCATGAATGCTGTAAGCAAGATTATTCTTGAGGAGATGTTTGTTGAATACCCAAATGTGGTTGTACAAGAAACAAGTATATATGATTATGAATTTACTGCAAAGAAGTTTGATCTGATTCTATCGGTACCGATTTTTGGTGCAAGAGAGCGTGCTGAGGACAACGGAGATTTCATATGCAGAGAATATGAAATGATTGCGGTTGAGAATTTATTATTGCACTTAAATAGTTCGGGGCGGCTGGTAATTGTTCTGCCGGCGAGAATTACATTTGCTGCTGGTACAGTGAAAGATTTAAGGGAATTTGTTCAAGGCATGTATCGACTAGAAGAAATTGCTGAATTACCTGCAGGAATATTTAAGTCAACAGCAATCAAGTCATACATGTTTACGATCACAACAGGTCGAACTGAAGATGTCATGGTCAAGAGATATGATGCGGATACGCGAAATGTCAAAAAAGAGGGAATCAATCAATTGGTATTATCTGAGGACACATTTGTAATGATGGATGAATTGATTGAGATGGGAGATTGGAATATCGACCATATCTTTGCGATGGTAGACGAAGAGTGGCAACGATATCAGAACTCAAACTTGAAAAGAGAAGAGCTTGGTAAAGTCGCTGAGGTTTTCCGTGGGAAAGCAGTCAGCAAAAAAGATCCGAACGGAAGTATAGGCGTTCTAAATATTTCAAATATAAATGTTTTTGACATCAGTTATGATGATTTGGATCATATAGAAGAGGAAGAAAGAAAAGTAGCCAATTATCTTCTAAAAGACGGTGACTTGCTTTTACCTGCTAGAGGGACGGCGATTAGAATTGCAGTTTTTAAAGAGCAAAAATATCCATGTATTGCCTCATCCAACATTATTGTAATAAGACCTAATGAAAAATTATTATTATCAACGTATTTGAAAGTGTTTTTAGATAGTCCGACTGGTAACAAAGTGTTATCAGGCAAGCAGCAAGGAACGATTGTCAATAACATAAGCTATAAAGATCTTAAAACGATTGAAATACCGTTGCTTAGACTTGAAGAACAGCAAGCTGTTGTTGATGAATATGAGCAAGAACTGGAACTTTATCTTGAAAGCATTAAAAATGCTGAAGATAGATGGCAAAGTGTTGTGACACGACTACAAGATAACCTTTTGAAAGTGAAATAAAAGAAAGGTCAATACCGAAGGTAAAAAGAGGAGGATAAGCCATGATTGGTGCAATCATTGGTGATATAGTTGGTTCCAGATTTGAATGGAATAATCACCGGTCGAAAGACTTTGAATTTTTAACATATAAATGTTTCTTTACGGATGACACGGTTATGTCATTGGCAGTTTGTAAGGCATTGATGGAGTGCCAAACAGATTATAGTGATTTAAGTGATCAAGCAATTAGGAATATGCAGGAGATAGGTAGACCGTATCCAAAGTGTGGTTATGGTGGAATGTTCTATAATTGGATGTACAGTGACTCGCCTGAACCCTATAACAGTTTTGGTAATGGAGCAGCTATGCGTATAAGTGCCTGTGGCCATGTAGCGCAATCCATAGAAGAGACCAAATCTCTATCGTACACAGTTACAGCAGTAACTCATAATCACCCAGAAGGTATAAAAGGAGCTGAAGCAGTTTCAGTCGCGGTGTTTATGGCTCGTAGTGGAAAAAACCTACTGGAAATACGGGATTATATCGATAAAAACTACTACCCAATGAATTTTAGTTTAGATGATATTCGAGAAACTTATCAGTTTAACGAAACCAGTAAAGAAACAGTTCCTAAGGCATTGGTTGCCTTCTTTGAATCCACTGATTTTGAAGATGCAATCAGAAATGCTATTTCAATAGGTGGTGACAGTGATACGATTGCCGCTATCACTGGTGGTATAGCTGAAGCTTATTATGGGGTTCCGACACAAATTAGAAAGCATGCCTTGACTTTTCTTGATGAAAAGCTATTAGGAATATTGCTTGAGTTTGAAAATCGATATCCTGGAAAAATGGAAAAGTTACAATCAACGGGAAGTGTCAGTTACAAAGAGAAGGCAGTAGATGTTGCTAGAAAAAAAGGAGGTAGAGACGAAATGCTAAAATCGGCAATTGACTCAGCAGATGAAACGCTACATGATAGTTCGGTACAACCGGAAGAAACAACAAGCCAGAAATTGTTTTCTCATCTCTTCGAGGCATGTAACATTCTTCGCGGTCCGATCAATCAGGATGAGTACAAAAGCTATGTGACACCGATTCTCTTTTTTAAACGTTTGTCAGATGTGTATGATGAAGAAACACAGGCAGCACTGGAGGAATCAGGTGGTGATGAGGAATATGCAAGCTTCCCAGAAAATCATCGCTTTGTGATACCAGATGGTTGCCATTGGCAGGATGTACGTGAGACCAGTGAAAATGTTGGTGTATCCATTGTTAATGCCATGAATGGAATTGAACGAGCAAATCCGGATACACTCCACGGAGTTTTTAGTAGTTTTGATGATGCTAACTGGACGGATAAGTCGAAGCTGTCTGATGAACGTCTCAAAGATCTTGTTGAGCATATGTCAAAGATTAAGGTTGGAAACAGCAATTATTCAGCTGATGTTATGGGCGACAGTTATGAGTTCCTGATAAAGAAGTTTGCTGACTTGTCAAAGAAAAATGCTGGAGAGTTCTATACACCGAGATCCATCGTTAAGCTTTTGGTTATGCTATTAGCTCCAAAGGTTGGTGAATCGGTATACGATCCTGCTGCAGGAACAGGTGGAATGCTTATTGAAGCCATTCACTATATGAAAGGTGATAAGCTCACATATGGTCGGATCTATGGCCAAGAAAAAAATCTGGCAACATCCGCAATCGCGAGAATGAATCTGTTCCTTCACGGCGCTAGAGAATTTAAGGTGACTCAAGGCGATACGTTGAGATCGCCTAATTATTTGGAAGGTGGTAAATTAAAAACCTTCGATTGTGTTATTGCAAATCCACCTTTTTCGTTAAAGAACTGGGGTGCAGATCAATTTAGCTCTGATATTTTTGGTAGAAATACATGGGGCTGTCCAACAGATTCAAATGGTGACTTCGCATGGCTACAACATATGGTTAAATCCATGGACAAAGATAATGGCCGATGTGCAGTTGTTCTTCCACAAGGGGTGCTGTTTCGAGGTGGAAAAGAAGGTGAGATTCGTAAGCTTCTCATAGAATCAGATAAGCTGGAATGCATTATAACATTAGTGGGCGGTGTGTTTTATTCTACAGGGGTATCGGCCTGTATCTTGCTGTTGAACAATAACAAACCAAATAAACACAAAGGTAGAATATGCTTAATTGATGCCTCCACTATATATACGCCTCAAAGGGCTCAGAATATTATGACGGATCAAGACATTCAAAAAGTCTATGATTACTATGTTGATTATGAAGATGTTATTGAGCATGTGAAGATTGTTAATTTAGATGATATCCGCAAAAAGGATTATACACTGGCAATCAATAATTACATTGAGAAAAAAGAACAGGAAACTGTGTCACCAGAAGAAGTGCGTAGAGAATATTTTGAGGCATTTGACGAAATGATTGAGGCAGAAGAAAAGATGATGAAATTACTGTTGGAAGGGGGATATGTCAATGAGTAAGCGAATCACAATTGAAGAACTACAATCCTACCTTTGGAATTCAGCAGTATTGCTTAGAACGAACATTGATGCAGGCGCTTATAAACAGTATATTTTTCCACTTCTGTTTTTTAAACGTATCAGTGATGTATACGATGAAGAGTGCCACCATATTCTTGAAGAATATGGTGGTGATGAAGAAGCTTTAGAATGGGAAGAAAATCATCGATTTATTGTTCCGGAAGGAGCTCACTGGAGTGATGTCCGTTCTGTTTCAGAAAATGTTGGTGTAGCAATCGTGAATGCATTTCGTAAAGTAGAAAATGCAAACTCAGATAAACTACAAGGAGTTTTTGGTGATGGCGCTTGGACGAACAAAAATCGTCTTCCTGACAGATTGTTAAAGGAGCTGATTGAGCATTTTAGTACTAAAACGCTATCAATAAAGAACTGTCCTGAAGATGAACTTGGTCAGGGTTATGAGTACCTGATAAAGAAATTCGCTGATGATAGTGGACATACTGCCCAAGAGTTTTATACCAATCGAACGGTCGTGCACTTAATGACGGAGATGCTGAAGCCTGAATCAGGGGAATCAATCTATGATCCTACATGCGGTAGCGCAGGTATGCTGATTTCGGCAATTGCATATTTAAAAGAGCAGAAAAAAGAATGGCGCAACGTTGCTGTTTTTGGTCAAGAGATCAATGCACTAACGTCAGCAATCGGCAAGATGAACCTTTTTCTACATGGAGTAAAAGATTTCGATATTGTAAATGGTGACACCCTAAAGGCACCAGCATTTATTGAAAAAGGGAAATTGAGACAGTTTGATTTGATTCTCGCAAATCCACCGTACTCAATTAGCCAGTGGGACAGGGAAGCATTTGCTAGTGATAAATATGGACGTAATATTCTTGGAGTCCCTCCACAGGGTCGTGCGGACTATGCTTTCTTACAACATATTATAAAGAGTCTGGATGAGAAAACCGGACGTTGCGCGATTCTATTCCCACATGGAGTGCTTTTTAGAAATGAAGAAAGTTCAATGCGTGAAAGTCTCATTCGTAATGATATGCTGGAATGCATTATAGGTTTAGGTCCAAATTTGTTCTATAACTCACCGATGGAAGCTTGTATTATTATCTGTCGTATGAATAAACAGCCAGAAAGACGAGGACAAGTATTATTCATCAATGCTGTTAAGGAAGTAGAACGTAAAAATGCACAAAGCTTTCTGGAAGATAAGCATATAAAGAAAATAGCTAAAGCGTATAAAGAGTATAAGACGGATGATGGATTTGCTGCTGTCGTAACGATTCAGGATTTGGAAGAGAATAATTTTTCATTGAGCATTCCACTCTATGTAAAACATTCAGATCATGAATTAGAAGTAGATGAACGATCACTTCAAGAATGTTACGAGGATTGGAGAACAGCATCAGAAATTATGAAATTGCGTTATATGAAATTGAACGAAATGATCGGAAAGGGGGCTGAAGAAAATGAGTAAAGTGTTATTGGGAGATGTTGCTAAAGAACGTAGAGAAGTGTGCAAAGGCAGCAAAGAAGGTTATCCGATTGTGGGACTTGAACATTTGATTCCAGAAGAAATAAGTTTAACCTTGTGGGATGAAGAAAAAGAAAATACATTTACGAAATTATTTCACGAAGGCGATATTCTTTTCGGAAGAAGAAGAGCTTATCTCAAAAAAGCATCATTAGCTCCTTTTGATGGAATATGCTCAGGCGACATTACTGTAATCGAAGCAATTCCTGAAAAAATATTGCCGGAATTATTGCCGTTTATAATTCAGAACGAAGCACTGTTTGATTTTGCTGTTGGTAAGTCAGCTGGCTCTCTTTCGCCTCGTGTTAAATGGGAAAACCTAAAGAATTATGAATTTGAGCTGCCGAATATGGATAAACAACGCGAATTGTCAAAGTTATTGTGGGCCATGGAGGGGACGAAGAAAACATATAAGAAATTAATTGAGAAAACAGATGAGTTGGTGAAATCTCAATTTATCGAGTTGTTTGGTAATCCAATTACAAATGACAAAGATTGGCCAACGATGAAAATGAAAAAGGTAGCACCAGCTATGCCATACGAAGGAGATATTCCTTTAGAAAAAGGATGTCAATGGCTTCTAAATTTAGATATGGTTGAATCAAATACTGGGCGAATTATCCAGAAGAACATGGTGCATCCTGAAGATATAGGAAATTCAACAACTAAATTTGGGGTGGAGAATGTCTTATATTCTAAGTTAAGGCCCTATTTGAATAAGGTTGTTATACCTGAAGAATATGGATTTGTTACAACTGAGATGATACCATTACGACCGGACAAAAAGTATCTGACCTCTATGTTTATTTCAATGCTACTAAGAGGTGATGCGTTTGTTAATTTCATTAACTCAAAAGTAGCTGGTACAAAGATGCCACGAGTATCTATGAATGTGTTCTGGAATATTGATGTCATTTTACCACCCATGCTATTGCAAGAACAGTTTGCAGCCTTTGTACATCAGAGCGATAAATCAAAATTTGAACTAGAACAGGCACTAAAAGAGCTGAATGCTACCTACAAGAAGATTATTACTGAGAATCTCGGATAAAGCTTGTAATTCCATTGGATTTCCTCCTAACTAATGTTATTACAACTTTAAGGAGGAAATTCTATGGTAGAAAAGTTAGTTGTGGAGATTAAGCAGGAGTTATCAGCAATTTTGAACGAAAATCAGTTAGAGGAACTTGAAAAGGTACTTTTCAAGCATTTGACAAAGGTTACAATCAATAATCCGGCGCAAGAAATGAACGGTGAAAAGAAATTATTACCACTGTTCATAGCGGCAAAAAGGGTTGAAGGATGTTCAGAAAAGACACTTAGATACTATGAATCAACAATACAAAATATGTTGGATGAAGTACAGCGGCCGGAAAGAGATATTAGCACAGAGGAACTAAGGTGTTACCTTGACAGATATCAATGTAGAGGAACCGTGAGCAAGGTTACACTGGATAATGTGCGACGTATCTTATCAAGCTTCTTTTCGTGGCTTGAGGATGAAGATTATATTGTAAAAAGTCCGGTACGTAGGATTCACAAAGTGAAAACTGGCAAAACCGTAAAAGAAACATATTCAGATGAATCATTGGAGTTAATGAGAGACAACTGCGATAATACAAGAGATTTAGCCTTGATTGATCTGTTATCCTCAACAGGAATTCGTGTTGGAGAATTAGTTAAGCTCGACATTTCAGATGTGGACTTTGAAAAAAGAGAGTGTGTCGTATCAGGTAAAGGTAATAAGCAACGAACTGTATATTTTGATGCAAGAACGAAGATCCATCTTCAAAGGTATTTGAATGAACGAACAGATGAAACTAAAGCTTTGTTTGTATCACTTTTGAAGCCGTTTTCAAGATTGCAGATTAGTGGAGTAGAAATACGATTGAGAAAAATCGGATATGAACTGAATCTAACGAAAGTGCATCCGCATAAATTTAGGCGAACACTAGCAACTATGGCAATAGATAAAGGGATGCCAATTGAACAGGTGCAGCAATTACTCGGTCATCAGAGTATTGACACAACTTTACAATATGCAATGGTGAACCAAACTAACGTAAAAAACTCGTTTAAGAAGTACATTGGTTAATTGCAATTCTCAATTTATCGAGTTGTTTGGTAATCCAATTACAAATGACAAAGATTGGCCAACGATGAAAATGAAAAAGGTAGCACCAGCTATGCCATACGAAGGAGATATTCCTTTAGAAAAAGGATGTCAATGGCTTCTAAATTTAGATATGGTTGAATCAAATACTGGGCGAATTATCCAGAAGAACATGGTGCATCCTGAAGATATAGGAAATTCAACAACTAAATTTGGGGTGGAGAATGTCTTATATTCTAAGTTAAGGCCCTATTTGAATAAGGTTGTTATACCTGAAGAATATGGATTTGTTACAACTGAGATGATACCATTACGACCGGACAAAAAGTATCTGACCTCTATGTTTATTTCAATGCTACTAAGAGGTGATGCGTTTGTTAATTTCATTAACTCAAAAGTAGCTGGTACAAAGATGCCACGAGTATCTATGAATGTGTTCTGGAATATTGATGTCATTTTACCACCCATGCTATTGCAAGAACAGTTTGCAGCCTTTGTACATCAGAGCGATAAATCAAAATTTGTACTTCACACGAAGGAATTGAAAATAAAAAGGGTTATAACGAATGGAGGGAAACTTTAATGTTTAATGAAGACAACACGATTGAACAAATGATGCTAACAACACTTCAGAGTAACGGCTGGAAATTCATTCATTCCGATGAACTGCCAAGGGATTACTCTGATGTTCTTGTTGAGCCAATGATTAAGGAGGCGTTGATTAGGCTTAATCCAGAAATAGCAATTGAACCATCGCGAGCTGATGAAGTGATTTATAGGCTAAGAACCATCATTTTAACGGTTCAATCTCATAATCTGGTAACACAGAATGAACTGTTCAAGAAGATGATTTTTGAGGAAAATTCATACCCATTTGGTAAAGATGGACGTATGATACCAATTCGCTTTTTTGGAACCATTTCAAAAGCGGACTTAGCGCTAAATGAATATGTCGTAACAAATCAATGGGTATACCCGCAGAAAGAAAATGGTAAAAGATTGGACATCGTGTTGCTGATTAACGGTTTCCCAGTTGCCATTGGTGAGTTGAAAACGCCGGTTCGTAATGCGATTACATGGTTGGACGCTGCAGGAGACATAGCTGCTTATGAAAAGAGCATTCCAGGAATGTTTGTAACAAATGTCTTCAATTTTGCGAGTGAAGGAAAATGCTACAGATACGGCTCGGTGTGCATGCCGATAGGTATGTGGGGACCCTGGCATACACCTGATCATAAATCTGAAGGTAGTCTTGCGGATGTAAACATTAGCGTTAAAGATATGATTACACCGGAAAAAGTAATGGATATTTTTCAGTTCTTCACAGTGTTTGCTACTGATAAGAAATATCGCAAATACAAGGTAATCTGCCGTTATCAGCAATATGAAGGGGCAAACCTGATTGTAGAGCGTGTAAAGGCTGGATATCCAAAGCAAGGTTTGATATGGCATTTTCAAGGCTCAGGTAAATCACTACTAATGGTTTTTGCAGCGCAAAAGCTACGTATGATTTCAGAACTGAACAATCCAACAGTCGTTATTGTTGATGATCGTATTGACCTTGAAACTCAAATCACTGCGACCTTTAATGCGTCGGATATTCCAAATCTAATTAGCTTAAGTTCGAAAGATGAATTGGAAGCATTCTTTTTAGGTGATCAAAGAAAGATCGCCATTACAACAATCTTCAAATTTGGAGATATTGAAAAGGAATTAAATCGTAGAGACAATATCATTCTGATGGTGGATGAGGCTCATAGGACCCAAGAAGGTGATCTTGGTAGCAAGATGAGACTTGCGTTACCAAATGCATTCTTCTTTGGCCTCACAGGTACACCGATTAATCGTATTGACAGAAATACGTTTAATACCTTCGGTGCAGTTGAAGATAAAAGTGGTTATATGAGTAAGTACTCATTCTCTGATTCTATTCGTGATAATGCAACGCTTCCTTTGAACTTTGAACCAGTACCGGTGGATCTGCATGTTGATAGAGAAAAATTGGATGCTGAATTTGATGTCTTAACTGAAAATCTATCAAAAGAAGATAAAGCAGAGTTGTCCAAAAGAGTCAATATGAAAGCGATTATGTATGACCGTAAAAGGATCAGAAAGGTTTGCGAACATATTACCAAACACTATCAGGAAAAAATCGAGCCAAATGGCTACAAAGGGCAAGTGGTCTGCTATGACAGAGAGTGCTGTCTTATGTACAAAGAAGAGCTTGATAAGTTGCTTGGAGCAGATGCCACAACAATCGTTATGGATACCAACAATGATAAAGAAGATAAATACAAAGCATTTAGACGGGATCGCGATGTAGAAGGTAAGGTTCTTGATAGATTCAGAGAACCTAGTGATCCACTAAAGCTTGTAATTGTCACCTCAAAGCTCCTCACTGGATTTGATGCACCGATTCTGCAGGCAATGTATCTCGATAAGCCAATGAAAGATCACAACCTATTACAGGCTATTTGTCGTACCAACAGAACATATGATGAAGGAAAGACCCACGGTTTGATCGTTGATTATATTGGGATATTTGACAATGTAGCTACAGCATTGGATTTTGATGAATCCAGTATGAAAAAAGTTATTTCAAATATCGAAGAGGTTAAAAAGCAAATACCAGCTCTTATGCGCAAGTGCCTGAGTTATTTTATGGGAGTAGATCGTACTATCGGTGGTTGGGAAGGATTGATAGTAGCGCAAGAATGCCTGCCAAACAACAAAGTTAAAGATGAGTTTGGTGCAGACTATAAGGTTCTAAATAGAGCTTGGGATGCCATTTCACCGGATCCATTTTTAAATGCTATGAAGTACGATTTTCAATGGCTTACTAGAGTATTCGAATCGGTCAAACCGACAGATGGAAGAGGTGGATTGATTTGGGCTACTCTTGGTGCGAAGACACTTGAGCTTGTTCATGAAAATCTTCAGGTTGGAGAGGTTCATGATGACATGGAAATTCTTACAATGGATGCGGATTTGATTGATGAGTTCATTGAAAAGCAAAAGGACCTAAGAAAGACAACAATAAAAGTTGAAATCGATTTGGTCGCCAAAATCCGTAAACACAGCAATGATGTTAAGTTTGTTAAGTTGGGTGAAAAACTTGAGATTCTCCGCGAGAAACACGAACAAGGGCTGATCACCAGCATCGAATTCCTAAAATTACTGTTGGAACTGGCTCGTGAAGTTGCTGAAGCAGAAAAAGAAGTTGTACCTGAGGAAGAACTTGATAAGGGTAAAGCTGCATTAACAGAGCTTTTTGATGGTGTTAGAAATTCAAAGACTCCAGTAATTGTAGAACGGATTGTTGCTGATATCGATGATATCGTCAAAATAGTGCGTTTTGATGGATGGCAGAGTACTACGGCGGGTAAGCAGGAAGTCAAAAAAGCTCTAAGGAGCGTTGTCTGGATCAAGTATAAAATCAAAGACAAGGAAGTTTTTGACAAGGCATATAGGTACATCGAGCAGTATTATTAAGAATTACTGCAGCGCTTGGAATAATACAAAAATTATCAAGTGGAAAGAGAGGTATTTTTGGATGGCAGATATTAAGTTTGAAATTAAAGAGAGCATTGGCATTTTGGCCGAATCAGCTAAAGGTTGGACGAAGGAACTTAATCTCGTGAGCTGGAATGATAAAGAACCTAAATTCGATTTGAGAGAATGGGATCCGAGTCATGAAAAAATGGGTAAGGGCATGACGCTCACTAGAGAAGAAATCATAAAATTGAAAGAATTGTTAAATAGTTTGGATATCTAAATGTAGTGAACCAACGCTGGATTATTGATTTAGCGAATAACAGATGAAATGGGGGTATAGCATGCAAAATCTTTACATAGGTAAATTTACAAAAAATGACCAATACGAAGGGAACTTTTATCAGGTTGGAAGTGACCGCGAAATGTCGTGGTTTAATGGCCTGAAGGAAGACGATTACGTCTTGCCAAGTCATAATGGATATTTTGGGAAGCTGCTCAGATGTACAGGATTTCAAAACACATCAGATGGAGGCATTAAGGCTGTCTTTGAGGAAATAAAATCATTTTCACCAGAATTGACGTTGACAGGGAATATTGTCTGTTGTAAATACTTTTCTCCTGATATGAACCTTCTAAACAAGGTCGTTAAATCAACAAAAGGATATGGATTTCATAAAATCGAGCTTGAAGAAAACTGTCCAAGTCTTGATTCCATAGACTTTGATAAATCTCAGAGAAGATTTCTAGTCGTATTAAAAGAGATGATATCAGTGACAAGCTTTTTTAAGCCGTCAGACATTTGCGTTGTCATCAATTCATTAAACGAAACTGACATTGAAGATATTCTTGAGTTTAACGGACAGAAATTCGAGCGACATAACGTTTTATGGGATCTCTATCAGGACAAAATTGAAGGTGGTACGAAGAAATACACTCTCCATCAACTCCTAGATTATGCAGATGCAAAAAAAGATGCAGCACCTAAAAAGGAAAAATATCTCAGTGCTGTAATTTCTACACTTGAATCTGATAAATACTTCGTTTCAGATAGTGCAGTATCTTTGTATGACAATATCATTGTTGGGCGAAAACGATATACTTCAAAAGATGTGACTACTACTGGTGAGGAAAATACTGATATCGGAGATGTGGATGAAGATGAATTTGATGAGACTCTGACAGCTTATAGTCAGTATGCGAAATTGATGGAATTTAATCCCAATCTGATTTTATACGGACCACCGGGAACAGGAAAAACATATGGAGCTATGCGTATCATCGAGGCATTTGAATCGATTAAAGGTAATCCTGCAACCTTTAAAACGGTAAGGGAAGAAGGGCGTGTAAGTTTTATTACCTTTCACCAAGCATTTTCTTATGAAGAATTTGTTGAGGGCTTACGACCAGAAACAGATGAAAATGGAAATATCCGATATGAGATTAAGCCTGGTGTGCTTAGAAGAATTGCTGATGAATGTAAAATCCAAGAACGCAAAAAACATATAAAAGATGATGTCCTTGCTGATACCACTGGTGACAGTAAAGTATGGAAAATTTCCCTTGGACGTAAAAACATCGATGAAAATATTTACAATGAATTGAAGGCAAAAGAAGAAATCGCTATTGGATTTGGACCGGAAGAAAGCGTTATGGATTGGACGGATGAGCAAATCGACAATGCTGATAAATCAGGGATGTTAAAAGTGCTCCGAAGTAAAGTGCAAATCGGCGATATTGTGTTTGTGTTTAATAGTATAAAAACTATTCGACTTATAGGTGTTGTTGTTTCCGATTATTTTTATTCGGACGTGGATTCTTTTGGTTATGGGCATAGGCGGAAAGTGAAATGGATTAAAGACTGCGAAATGAATCCAGTTGATATCTATAAATTAAACCAAGAGAAGCAATTGACGCAGTCATCACTTTATGAGCTGAAGATTAATTCGGCGGATGCATTGAAGCTTGTTGAAGGTAAAGAAGATGCTTCGGTACAATCCAAACCGTATTATTTGATTATTGATGAAATCAATAGAGGTAATATTGCCAAAATATTTGGTGAACTCATAACCTTGATAGAAAAGGACAAACGCGATACATTATCATGCTTATTGCCTTATTCAGGGCAAGAGTTTTCATTACCTAAGAACCTTTATGTAATTGGTACGATGAATACGAGTGACAGGTCCATTGCATTACTAGACACCGCATTGAGAAGAAGATTTGCCTTTATCGAAGTGGCGCCAGACGTAGCTTTAGTTGAAAGCAGAACACCAACTATTGGTGGAAATGTTTCGCCGGCAAAGCTTATGTACGCAATCAATGAAAAGATTACTGAAAAAATAGATCGTGATCACAAAATCGGACATAGCTACTTTATAGGTGACGATTTGATCTCGAAAATGGATCTATATCACACTTGGTATTACAAGATTTTACCGTTACTCATGGAATATTTTTATAACGAGATTTCTCAAGTGGCTGAGATAGTCGGCGAACGCTTTTTTGACAAGAAGACTGGTGAAATCGTAATGCTGAGATTAAGAGCAAATGAAGCCGGTATATCCGAATTTGAAAGCGCATTAATGAAGATATACGAGAAAGGAATATAGTATGTCGAATGGTGTTATTACTATATTTGAAGATCGTAAGACGAAGGTTGAGCTATCTCAAACTCAGATCCAAGATATTCTTTTCTTCAAGAATATCTTGGGTAGTCAGAATGTAAATATTGATTACGATGGTTCGCTACAAATAATGCATTATGTGGGCTTCATATCTAGAGGTAAGACCAGAATACAAATACTTCCAAAGATTTATGAAAAGGCGGATGTTCGAAGTGCAGAAGAAATAAGAGGTTCTACAAAAGTCCTATACAATTTGCTTCGTCAGTCTGAATACAACAAAGTGCTTCAGCTGCCTGAAAGTATGAAGTCGGGTATGGATGATTTTGATTTTTTGGAAATCTTTATTGGTATTTTTGCGGATAAAATTTTCAAAACCTATTCAACCAGAATGAACCGAGAGTATTTGGAAATTGAAGAAAATAGCCCATTTATAAAAGGTAGAATTAGTTTTCCAAAGACCTTAAAGCACAATCTGCTTCGAAGAGATTTGCATTATGTCAATTACCAAAGCTTTGAGCATGATAACACAATCAATAATATCGTGAAGACTGTTGCGATTAAGTTGTTAGAATATACTCGGGATGCTGAGAATAAGAAAAACCTGAAGAAGTCACTGATGTTGCTGGATGATGCTAGGAAAATTGAAATATCATTGCCACTGATCCAATCAGTTAAGTTTACAAGGCTTAATGTTGAATTTGAGTCCGTTTTCAATATGGCCAAGATGTTTTACTTGAATCTGCAGCCTGAAAACTTTACAGGTGAAGAATCGGTATTTTCATTCTTAATACCGGTCAATGACCTATATGAACACTTTCTTTTTAAGCTTTTTTCAGATATTGGCGGATATGAGGTGACTCATGAAGAGGTTCATAACTTTGCTCGATATCAGGACGGCAGAAATGTGCTTAGAATTAAGCCGGACATTATTGTTCGCAAAAACAATAGTGTTTCTCTTGTAGCTGATGCCAAATACAAAAATCCTTTCTTCGATAAGGGGATTTACTTAAATATCAGTCGTGATGATATCTATCAGGTTTTTGCGTATTCGAAGGTTTACGGCATTAGTAAGACGGCACTTATTTATCCATTGTTTGATGACGTACCGAGTCCTAAGAAGCAAATTATATTGAAAGACGATACAGGAGAGATAGAGCTTAATATACTGTGCATTGATATTAAAAATGACAATTATGAAGAGCTAAAAGCTCAATTAGCGACCGAGCTTCTTCAAGAAACCTATGAGTAAGAGGTGACAAGATGGCTAAAAGTTCAAACCAAAAACTAAAATTATTATATCTGCTCAAAATGCTCAATGAAAAGACGGATGAAAATAATACCATGACCATCAATGATATGATTGCGGAACTGGAACGTTATGGAATTACGGCGGAACGAAAATCCATATACGACGATCTGGAAGCACTCCGACATTACGGGCTGGATATTGCGATGCAAAAGACAAAGACGACGGATTATTATGTAGCCAGCAGAGTATTTGAACTGCCGGAGCTAAAGCTACTTGTAGATGCAGTTCAATGCTCTAAGTTTGTTACCCATAAGAAAAGCAATGAGTTGATTAAAAAAATCGAAAGCCTGGCCAGTCGTAAACAGGCACAGTCATTACAGCGTCAAGTTTTCGTGACAAATAGAGTTAAGACAATCAATGAAAGCATTTACTACAACATTGATAGTCTGCATTTGGCCATAGCACAGAATAAAAAGGTAACCTTCAAGTACTTTGATTATGACATCAGAAAAGAAAAGGTATTTAGAAAAAATGGCGGTAAGTATACCGTCAGTCCCTATGGTTTATCCTGGGATGATGAAAATTACTATCTGATAACATTTTCAACGAAATATGACGGGTTTACGCATTATCGTGTGGATCGTATGACCAATATTGATTTGATTGAAGAGGAACGTGATCCATTGTCGGATAAAGAGCATTTTGATATTGCGGAATATACCAAGAAGGTTTTCAACATGTTCAATGGTGATGAAGTCATGGTAAATCTGCAGCTGGATAATTCATTGGTAAATGCCGTTGTGGACAGGTTTGGAAAAGATATTCAGATTGGAAAAGTGGACGATGATAATTTCAATATTTGGATTAAAGTAGCTGTGAGTTCGACGTTCTTTGCTTGGATATCACAGTTTGGAAATAAGGTGAAGATATTGTCGCCTGAATCTGTTGTTGAGAAGTATATAAGTCATTTAAAAGAAATCAGCTCTTTGTACTAATAGTGAACACAAAAAATGTTGAATAGGAGGGTAACAATATGCGATTTACATTAGTTTTCGAAAACCAACAAGAAGGGATAGGGGCTTCCTATGACTTGCTATTTGCACCAAGCCCAATCTGGGATGCGGCAGGCAAAGAAATTTTGAACTTAAATCCACAGGACCCATATTTGAATTCGGGCTCTGTTAAAAGACTCATTGAACATGAACAACTCCAAGGTATTGAAAAATGTATTATTGTTGTTCACTCTGTTGGGCTGGGAGATGATAAAAGCTTGGCAGTCTTAAAAGCTGATTTAGATCAGATGAAGATAAAATACAGTGTTGTAGACTTTAGGGAGATAAAATAGGTACAGCAGACATAGTTGGTATTGATAAAGGGGGAGGTGATATCGAGTGGATCATATACTTATTCATGAATTTGCAGTCAAGTGGCTAGATAAGTACCGGGATTTAAAAACAACTGAACGTGAAGTGATTGAGACTTTTGCAGATGAGTGTTTTGCAATTGGATTTGAGATGGATTGCGGACAATCCCTTGAAGACGCCTATCCAAGACAAAATCTGCTTAATGATTATTCAAAACTAGATTCTCATATTGAGGAGATCATTGATATCAAATTGCTAGGAAGTGCTATTTTTTCAAAGTGGCGAGGTATTACCCACTGGTCCTATTCCGAAAGCTTGTTATCAGAGGAGAATCGCCCATGGTTCATTGTCGCGCTTTCCCGGTTGGCGTTACTTACAGAACCAAATGGATTTTGTCCTTTCGTTCTCAAAGGAAAAGCCAAGAAGATTCGTATCATCTCAAATAACGTGGGATATGGTCCACCGCCAAATCCTGACGAGGAAGTTGAACAGCGATTAACTTTGTGTGATGATGGTCGTGTCTGGTTTTCAGGATATAATTTCATTTATGAGTCAGATGGCTACAAACGTGGCCGGCAGAAGCAATTTAAATTAGAAAATGAGAAAGCAGATACAGTCTTCTCTGCATTCACACGGTTTTTCAGCGGTGAATTTATTGATATATTTGCCACAGACATCGGAACCTGGGAAATGACGATCACCAATCAGGATGATGAGGAATTTGTGTTTCGAGGATCACTGTGTGCGGATTATGAAAACGATGGCACTGATCTCTCAGAGCTTTTGCGTGATGAACTTGGAATAGAGCATCTTTTTGTTTTTGATGGAGATGAAAAGCCAGATATAGTGAATCGTATTGAGGTGGAGTATCATCATCATACATTGATAAAAACAGAGATGCCAATCAGTAAAACCGCAGATCATGCGATTTGGGACTACTACGAGCACTTGATAATCGACAGAACAACAGAAACAATGAGACACCAGCAGAAAATAGGCAGTGAATGTGTTATCAATCGGGAGTATTATGTCAAAGATGGAATTGCTTGTTTTTTAGATAACATCGATGCAGATTCATTATTTGAATGTATTGAAGGGAATCCGGAAGATGTCATGGTAGATCCCGATGAAACAAAAGACTATACAATTACGATTGATTTCAAGAAGCGTCCTCAGTTAATTTTAACTGGAACTTTTGATAAAAGAGGACTTCCAGAGGATTGGCCAGAGCTGGCTGAAGAAATAAGTTCCTTTATGGCGTTTTATGGTTTGGGCGAGATATTGGATCCGTTAAATTATGGAAAGGCAAGAAGAAGGCCTTCGGATTACATCTTCTGCAGTGTAACTCTTGAGGAAAACGGCAAGCCGTATTATTATCTTGCAGATGAGGATCATTATAAAGTTGGGGATCTTGTCGAAGTGACTTCCGGATATGATGGACATACGTCAATTGTCAGGATTGAAAAGATTGAGTATTTTTCAGAAGAAGATGCGCCATATCCTATTGAGAAAATGAAGCACATTGTGAGGATATATTCAGAAAGGGGTGATGAGAATGGCAACAACGGTAATACAAGCATTTAATGAATTTTTGAAAGATACAGTTAATCTGGATCCAGAAGTTACTACAAAAGCAAACGGAAGTCGTGACTGGCTTGTTGATCAAATTGCAAATTTCAAATCAAAAGACAGCTATTTTCCAACGTCATATGTAGATATTAATATTAATTTTGGATCATTTGCTAGAAAAACGAAGATACGTGAACTAGATGACATTGACATTATGATAGGGCTCAGTGGTCAGGGATCTACATATATGGCTTATTCTAAAAAAATAGAAATCACTGTATCAAGTGAAGCAACAGATTTATTAAAGCTGTGCCATACAAATTCTACATCGTTGAACTCTAAAAAGGTTGTTAATAAATTTGTATCAGCATGTTCTAGTGTGCCACAGTACAATAGTGCAGAAATCAAACGAAATCAAGAAGCTGCTATTCTAAACTTAAGTTCTTATCCTTGGAGTTTTGATATAGTGCCATGTTTTATTACATCTGAAGATTTTTTAGGAAAGACATACTACCTTATACCTGATGGAAATGGCTATTGGAAAAAACGGATCCAAGGATTGATAAAGAACGGACTACTCGAATAAATCAAAATCACGACGGAAATGTTCTTCGAGTAATTAGGATTTTTAAATATTGGAATGGAAGGGCAACAATGCCCTCTATGTCGTCATATTTACTGGAAACAATGATATTGAACTATTATGAAGGAAAAACTTCAAAAGCCAGTCAATTTGTTGATATTGAATTTCCCAATGTAATTGCCTACATCCATAATCACATAATGGGGGCTGTTGATGATCCAAAGGGTTTACAAGGAAATATTAATAGCTTGACATATGACGAAAAGATAAAAATCCAGAATAAAGCAGCAACAGACTACAATGTTGCTATTGCTGCTAGAGAGTTTGAAAATAATAAAGATATGAAGTCTTCAATAGGTAAATGGGGAGAAATATTTGGAAGTGAATTTCCTAAGTATTATTAGGGGGGTAAGTCTATGAGCATTAATGAAAAACAGAACACGGATTGGAATCTTAAGAGATTGGCAGCCCAAAGACAATTATATTCAGAAGCAAAAAGTTTGATGGGGATACAATTCATACTAAGTGGAGCATTTACTGTGGCACTTGCAGTTGTAGGGAATATAATAGACGATAAATATTTTGTATATACGGTGGTTGCTGCAATCATTATAGCGCTACTCGATGAGTTGCTTATATCCAAATGTATTGATCATGTTAAAGAAGAAGCTGCAACAATTCAAGAAGAGTTTGATTGTGATGTATTGGAAATACCACAAAATCATATCAAAATCGGAACTCATTCAATGATGGAAGTCATACAAGAAAAATCAGATAAATACATTGTAAAGAATAAAAACTACAGCTCGTTAACTAACTGGTATCCGGGTATTGATGATGAAGAAAACCGATTTTATAGGTTGTTTTGTCAAGCTACAAATTGTTGGTGGAACCAGAATTTAAGAAAATGGTACACGCAGATTTTGGTGAGTGTACTTGCATGTGTATTCATAATATTAATGCTATTAGCAATTATTAAGGGAATTACGGTCTCTGTATTTTTGATGTCTGTCTTGTCGCCAATACTGCCAGCTTTCGTACTGGTGTATAAAACGATAAAGGACAATGGTAAATCAATTGACAACTTGAATCATATGAAGGGGAAACTTGATGAAATAATATGTCGCGCGGAGAGTTCTGAGATTTATTCAGATGAACAATTGATTAAAGACTCAAGGTGTCTGCAAGATATGATTTTTGACAATAGAGCATCGAGTCCGTTGATACCGGATAGAGTGTATTTTGGAAAAAGGAAAAAGTTTGAAGTAATTGCCTCTGAGACAAATCGTGAACTTATTAAAAAAATAAAGCAGCTATGAATTGATAAGAGCCCTCATAATGACGGAAGGCTCTTAATTACGTAGAAAATCTGTTTTAGAATCAATGGTATTTTTAAACTGAAAACCTCGTGTATTCATCGAAGATACCTTCAGAGCTATTAGATTAATATCCGTACATAACTCCTTGGAAATCTGTTCGATATCATACCCCTCATGAGCCAAGTCAAGAATCCTATCATCAGGAAGAAGAATCTCGGATGCAAAAAGATTGGCTTCATATTCTGGCCGGCTTTTCATATCGTAAAGCATGAACTCCTGTAAGCAGACTTTTCGGGCTAGATCCTGATGTAAAATATCATGACCAAGTTCATGAGCACAGACCAGTGCTTGGGTGAATGGATCCAATTTCTCGTTGATAGCAGCAAAGCGATTACGCTTTAAATATTTATACATACCTTTCAGGTTGCCCAAATCGGCATAGATCACTTGGATACCCATTGCCTCACACAGCTGAAATGGGTCACGGGTATCATATTTCTTAACAAGCTTATTGGCTACATGCTGAATATACTCTCTTTTTGGCACGATAAGTTCACCTCCCCCAGCGTATTAAGTATAACAAATAGACTATCCCAAAAAACGGACAGTGATTACTTGTCAGACTCGCTGTTCTTTTTATATTTTTTAGGTGTGTACTTCTTATTGTTATCTTTGGCCTTCCAATACATATCGGTAATGGCTCTAAAGACCTTATCTTTATCGTCTTCGTTTAATTCTCCTCCGGCAAACAATCCGCCAATCTCATCAACTAAAGTTTCTGCATCTTTCTTCCCACGAGAACCGTACTTAGTTGCGGCATCCAGAACAAACTGATCTTCTTCACTCATCATGTCTTCGATGGTGGTTCCCAGTGCGGCACACAATTTATTTAATATAGCCACATCTTTCGGATACCGGGTATTACTTTCATAGTTCTGAATGGAACGAAGTGAAAGACCCGTTCGATTCGCCAATTCTTGCTGACTAATGTCCAACAAGTTTCTCAGTTCCTTAATTCGATCACCAAATAACATGGCTCAGACTCCTTCCTTTTTTGCTGCATAAGGTGCAGCACCAAGTGTACTATTTTTTGATTGACAACAGAACATGCGTTCGTGTATAATTTGATTAAATCAGAACGCAACATCGTGCGTAATAACTATACCACTAACCGTTGATATCAGTCAACAGAAATATACAAAGAAAGGAAAGAGGCCTATGAGAAGAGAAAGCAAAGTCATGAAACAATGTGCATTAATGTTCAAAGGATTAAACGTTGAAAGAGAAGGTGTATTACATAAGACCCAATTGTTCTAATAAAATAGTGGTAATCATCTTTGGATTTGTATTTTAGTTTGTGATAAATTAATATCCAAGTTTTTTAGCTTCGTCAACAAGTATTTCTTGAATATTGGCAAGAAATGGTTTGAGACAAGTAGCATCCATTTCGTCTGTTATATTAATTAAGGTTTTTAGTAAAGAAAAATACTCTTGCTTGTTCATATCTTCGCCAACTAATAAGCGAGTGAGCTTATTCATTACTATTAATTCGTCAGGTGCAGATGAAGAATGTGTATTCGATTTAGGGCTTGCTATCTTCACGCTTCTGAAAAGGCTACCAAAATATGCCTGTTCACTTAGCTCAGATTGTTCTAGCAGAAATTTTGTGAATGAACGTAAACCTTTGGCAGGTGAGGGCATTTCGATATTCGTTTGAAGTTCGATTATAAGGATATTATCTTGTACATCTAGTTTTGTTAACTTCTTTTGAGATGAGATATTTCCGGGTTTATTATTGAAATGAACAATAGCATTATCTATGTCATTTTCATGTTTTTTAAGTGATCCAGAAAAAGTTGGATTGGCTGCCATCAAATTAATTATGTATTTCATAATTTACACCTCCTGGTTGTATTATAGTTTGCGAGAATGAAGATGTCAAACAAAAACTCTGTTCATAACAAAATATCTGTTGTAACAAACTTTGGTTTGTGCTATCATCAGAGTTGGACAGAGTTAAACAAAATGATAGTATTTTAAATATGTTTTAGAATTTTCACAGGCAAACATAATATTAATCAAGGAGATAAAGCAAATGAAAGATTTTTTAATCACAATTACATTAAAAAGCTTCAAAGAACAATCATTAGGTCAAAAAGATATAAATGTTTATGCAGATTCAGACAACGTTTATGAAGCACTCAGTAAAGGGTACGGAGAATTAGTTAATCAACTAATAGACGATACTGCTGAACAGTTAATTTTTTCCGACCAGCCTCATAAGCAGGAGGCAAAATTAACGTATCACACATTAATTCAAGATAAATTTGTTACGAAAATCTGCATAGATCGAGAAAAAATCTGGGATGAGTTAATAAACATCTTTGAGCAGGGAGAAAGAAGTTGGAATCTTGAAGAAATAGAAGAGGCGATAAAATCTCTTCAAGAATATTTCGCGTTAGATTATCCGATTGAGCTACATATACCAACTCAGAAGTATCGCCTAATCATCGATAACATTTTAAGGGTATCACTCTATTATAATTCGATGGTTAAAAATGAGAAGCTCATAGATAATGGAGATCTCTCTTACATTACAAAAAAGATAATGGAGATACTTTTAACTTTAGGCGTATCACAGTAATCTGGTGAAAAAATAAAAGAAAGGATAGAGGCCTATGAGAAGAGAAAGCAAAGTCATGAAACAATGTGCATTAATGTTCAAAGGATTAAATGTGGAAAGAGAAGGTGTATTACATAAGACCAAGCTACTGCTAAAAATATATCGACCAGTGGTCTGGTCAGCATCCAGCCGGGCATTGGAGGTTCGGGAAAGTGCCAGTATTTATTGCAGCCGTACCATGGAGGAAGCGCTTGAGTATTTAGCGAATTATGCACCGGAGGTGGAACAGGACCGGTTTTCTGAAAAAGTACAAACCCTGTTTGAAACCCAGTGGCTGATCACCATTATTGATAATGCCATGAACAAAATCTATGAATATCCGGATAACGGCAAGCTGTACCATGAGATTTTGAGTAAACAGTATCTGACGATCAACAGTTATTCGGAGTTTGAAATGTTAGAGGCGCTGAATCTGGAGCGAAGCACCTATTACGACAAGAAGAAAGAAGCTATCGAGATTTTTGCCATTTGTCTCTGGGGATATACCATTCCATCTATGCGCGGTATTTTTGGTTCTGATAATGATGAAGACACGATTCCGGTATTTTTCAAAAGCGTGGAAGCCCCGACCAATTCCCGACCATAACCCGATGAAGTTCCGACACAGTCCCTACTGCTTTCCGACAACCGACATGCTACACTGACTATGCTGGCGAATTACGGCATTTAAAAAGTAAATAATGAACGAATAAGATCCATAGAACCGGGCGGTGTGGGTCTTTTTTTAATGTCTTTTTCGCTTATTACGGCAGAGAGCCGGGACTAACAGAAATGTTAGTCCCGGCTTTTTTTCTGCCCGTTTTCAGGAGGTCAGATGAAAAAGTCATTAAGAAAGTCACACCACAGATGCCGTTCACCTCCCTTTTTCTGATGTTGCCCATAACCATAACACATCAGAAAAAGGAGAGAAGCCTTATGGCAAATGAAAGAAGAATACCCAATTACCGAAAAATGTATCCAACTGCAACGGATGAAATGATTGCAGTTTTAAGAAAAGGTGAGCGCAAGCTCCAGTACCAATCCTATGATCTGAAAGCTGAAAAATTCCTGATGGACGAAGAAAAGCAGCAGGCCATATTTATTCCAAGCAGAGAGGATTCGCTGGAACGGTTGATGGAAGCAGAGGTCCAATTTGTAGATCAAGACACCAACGTAGAGGACGATGCAATCCAAAAAATGATGATCCAGAAGTTGAGATACTCACTAGAGCTTTTGACAGCAGAGGAATATGAGCTGATCCTGGCGCTGTTCTTCGAAGGTCAAACAGAGCGTGAATACGCTCATAACAAAGGTGTTTACCATAACGCCATTCATAAAAAGAAGCTGCGTATTTTGGAGAAACTAAAAAACTTTTTAGAAAAATAGAACTTCAGGGTGTGCAAGCTGCTTTCCCAACGTGGAAGTAAGTGAGGGGATATATCATCCTCTCACTTGAACTTTGAAAACTTCATATCCGATTTCATAAATACGTTAGCTGATGAGCCTGAAAAGGACAAGCGACACGGATAGATGCGCGACGACCACCTGTAAGGTTAGAACAGATCCATGCAAATGGATTTTTTCTCTTGGGAGTTTTTTTCTCTGACCCTATCAATGCGGCCAACAGTAAGGTGCGAGCGGGTCCGTCTGATCCTAAAGCAGATTAAGCAGGAGCTTAGGTTCCTGACAGTTCACTGTTTCGCCAAAACCTCATCAGCCTATAATGATACTTCTGCCCAGCCACAGACATCGCAATGGGGGCAGCCTGCGGAGATCCCGGGGGAGGTGAGAATCCTATGACGAGGTTAACTGGCCTCGGTTTATGAAAACGCCCGGCTCGTAGATTACGAGCTTACACTGGGGAAGTTGTGTCAAATACAGTGTGATGAGAATAAAAACTGACTTAATGTCAGAATCCATGGGGATTACAGAGCATTTACTTGCTTTCTTCTGGTGTTCGCGAAAGCGGGTGCCTGAAGGACTGTAGTCCCCATTATTGTGATATTAAGAAAAATCGGCAGATTGGAGGCTATAAGATGATCAACGATGTTATGAAAATAGGCGAAGAAGAAGCCAAGCTTCACGGCATGACCAAGGAGCAATCCCAGAGTGAAGTGCAATATAAAATGTCTCAGAAGATGCTGGCTATTTTACATAGAATGGGCATTGTCAGCGAAGAAGAGCGGGAAAAAATCGATGTATTGAACCGTGAATCCTTCTCGCCCCAACTTGCCAAGGTATATGTGTAAAAACACTTGCTTTGTACCAAGCTTTGGAGTATCGTGTGTTGCTAAGAAAGGGATTGATCCCAGAAAGAAGGAAACAGAAAATGGCAAAGAAAGTGATTAAAATTGAGCCAGTCAGACAGCAGGTCATTCAGGAACTCAGACCGAAGAAACGGGCCTGCGCCTACTGTAGAGTCAGTACCGACTCAACTAAGCAACACACATCCTATGTCGCTCAGCTGGAATATTATGAAAAGTATATCTGCAAGCAGGCGGACTGGGACTTCGCCGGTATTTTTGCCGATGAAGCAAAAAGCGGTACCGAAGTTAAGAGCCGTGATGAATTTCAACGGATGATACGAGAGTGTGAAAACGGCAATATCGACATTATCGTTACCAAATCGGTCACCCGGTTTGCCAGAAATACCGTGGACAGCATCGAAGCCATTCGCAAACTGAAGGCACTTGGTGTCACGGTCTACTTCGAAAAAGAGAACCTGAACACCATGTCTGAGCAAAGTGAGCAGATGCTGACGATTTTAAGCTCACTGGCACAGGGCGAATCGGAAAGTATATCCACCAATAGCAGATGGAGCATACAAAAGCGATTCAGAGACGGCAGTTATAAAATCTGCTGCGTAGCTTATGGCTATACGAAAGACGAAGATGGTGAACTGATCATCCAAGAGGAAGAAGCAACCATTGTCCGAAGGATATTCAGAGATTATTTAAACGGCAAAGGGGCCTATGTCATCGCCAGAAACTTGACAGATGAAAACATTCCGACTCCACGACTAGCTGAAAGCTGGAATGATCATGTTCTGATGGAAATGCTCCAAAATCCCATATATGTAGGAGATCTGATTTTGCAGAAAACCTATACGACTGAGGTACTCCCCTTTACGAAAAAACGTAATCGTGGTGAGAAACCTCAGTTTTTTATTAAGGACAATCATGAACCAATTATCACCAGAGAAGAAGGTAAAATGGTTCGGGAGATCCTGGATTATCGGAGAGAGCAAAGATCCATGCAGGATGGAGAGAAATATCAGAACCGGTATGAACTTAGCAGTAAAATCATCTGTGGAGAATGCGGTGGAACTTTCAAACGGCAAAAGATTTACATCGGAAAGCCTTATGAGAAGATTCAGTGGAGTTGTAAAGTGCATATCAAAAACAGCAAAGCCTGCACCATGAAAGCGGTGCGAGATGATGTAATCAAAGAAGCCTATCTTGCGATGTGGAATAAATTGGTCAGCAACTACACCTACATTCTCAGTCTGATGCTGGATTCGCTGAAGAATCTGCGGACTGATGAAAATCAAGAGAAGGAAATTGAAACACTGAATCATCAAATTATGGAATTAACAGAGCAGAGTCATATTCTGAGCCGAGTGGTGCAAAAAGGATATATGGACTCTGCTCTTTTTATACAAAAACAGAATGCCTTAAATATCCAGATGGAAGAGCTGAAGAAACAGAGGAACAGTCTGCTGGATGCCAATGGCTTTGAAAAAGAGATTGAAGGAACACAGAGGTTACTGGAAATTATTAAATATAACCCGGATATCATGGACGAATATGATGAGAATCTTTTTACTCATATGGTAGATAAGGTCATTATCGATCATCAGGGAGTCATTACCTTCAAGCTGATCAACGAATTGGAACTGACTGAATACACTGGGGAAGATGCAAGAATTGGAGGTGATGGTCATGGGACAGCGACACATGCCACTGGGCTATAAGATGGTAAATGGAACGGTACAGATTCATGAGGAACATGCTGCTGTTGTTAAAAGGATTTTTACAGATTATATCGCAGGGAAATCCATGCAGACCATTGCCAAGGAATTAACCGATACAAGAATTTATAACGCCAATAAGAAACCAAACTGGAGTCATACATCGGTAGGCAAAATTCTACAGAATAAGAAATATATAGGTGACACCTTTTATCCGCAGCTTGTCGAGAAACATATATTTGAACAAGCTCAGGAGAGACGAAAAAAGACGGCAAAAAGGTTTAACCGAACTAAGTCAAAGGCTTCAAGATGTCATCAATCAGTATTTAAGGATATCATCCGGTGCGGCGATTGTAATGAAGTCTACCGCAAATATGTGGAGCATGCCGGTAAACCATCAGAAAAGATAAAATGGAAATGCAAACAGTACATCAAAGAAAACAAGGTGTACTGCAGAAATCACTTTTTTGAAGAAGGTGAGCTGGAACAGATTCTTATTCAGGCGACGAATCAGCTTCTAAAACAAAAAAGGCTTATCCAGAAGGTGACAAAGCATGAGCCGCCAAAGATAAGCTTGGAGCTACGGAATGTGGAAAAAAGAATCAAGGAATTGGAACAAGATGGAGATTATGCAAATCCAAAACTGCCGGAGCTGATTATGAAACGTGCTCAATTGTTTTATGCCGGAGCGACTATCGATGACCATGCCCGGAACGCTGAGATTCTAAAAGAAGCACTGGCTGGTAAGAGTAAGTTGATGATATTTGATGAAACACTGTTTAGTGCCATCATTAAGCAAATAACGGTTTATAAAGGCAATAAGATCGATGTTGAATTTATCAATGGCACGATTATAGAGATACCTATAGAAAAACCAACAGAAGAGATAAAAGAGACTCCAGAATCTCAAGGAAAGGATGGTAAACATGGCAGTAGCAAAAAAGACGGTGGCGATCATACCACCACAAATGAAATATGACCGACATGTACGAGTGGAGCAGAAAAAGCTTAAAGTAGCCGCTTATTGCAGAGTTAGCACCTTGTTAGAACAGCAGGAAGGTAGCTATGAAGCCCAGGTCGATTATTATACCGAGAAGATCAATAGCAATCCAAATTGGAAATGCGCCGGTATCTTCGCAGATGATGGTAAGAGCGCAACTCAAACAAAAAAGCGTGATGATTTCAATGCGCTTATTGATGCCTGTTTGGCCGGCAAAGTAGATCTGGTTCTGACAAAGTCGGTCAGCCGATTCGCACGAAATACCGTCGATGCCCTGCAATGCATCCGGAAATTGAAAGAGAAAAGCATTCCGGTCATCTTCGAAAAAGAAGGTGTCAACACCATGGAAAGTGGTGGGGAGCTGCTGATTACCATTCTAAGCAGTCAAGCGCAGGAAGAAAGTCGGAACATCAGTGAGAACACCAGATGGGGCTTAACCAGACGGTTCGAGAACGGCATCATATCCGTCAATCATAAGAAATTCTTAGGCTATACCAAAGATGAAGAAGGCAATCTGGTCATCGTATCGGAAGAAGCAGTGATTGTAAAACGGATTTTCAGAGAATACTTGGAAGGCAGCAGTATCAGCCAGATTGTCAAAGGACTCGAAAATGACGGAATTAAAACCGTCACCGGACTGGATCACTGGCATCCCGGTACCATCGATAAAATGCTGTCCAATGAGAAATTCTGCGGCGATGCCTGTATGCAGAAGACCTACACCATCGATTTTCTGACGAAGAAGAAGGTCAAAAATCAAGGGTATGCACCACAATATTATATCGAAGACAACCACGAGGCGATCATACCAAAAGAACTGTTTCATCAAGTACAGGTAGAAAAGGCCAGAAGAGCCAGTTTAAATAAAGCAGCTGTAACACGAAAAGCCAATAAAGCCAAAAAGGAAAAGAGCAAATATAGCTCAAAATATATACTAACAGAGCTGATGATATGTGGCGAATGCGGACATGCTTACAGAAGGCAGACTTGGTCCAAGTATGGACAGAAAACAGCTGTATGGCGATGTGAGGACCGGCTCAAGCAGGGAAATGCATCCAAATGCCATCATTCACCAACGCTAAAAGAAGAACAGCTTCATGATGCCATAATGAACGCCATCAATAAAGTGGTCGAAAATAACGGCGAATTTATCGGAACCTTTAGAGAAAACGTCATCCGGGTCATCGGCAACTACAGCACCAAAGATGTTACGACAGAATATGATGAGCAGATAGATAAGCTACAAAAGCAGATGCTGGAGCTTATCGAGGATAATGCCAAACAAGGCGCTGTGAGTGAAGAGTTTGATGAAGCATATAGAGAACTAGCAGAGCAGATCAATGAGCTGAAGCAGGCAAAATTACAGCAGGTAAGGGCACAAAAAGAGGCGGAGAAGTACGCCGAAAGGGTTGAAGCGCTGGACAAGGCGATCAAGACCGTAAAGCCGGATGTGAGGGAATTCGATCAGGAGCTGGTAAAACGACTGATTTACAGCATCAAGGTGCAGAAAGGCCTGAAGATTATCATACAATTTCACTCGGGGATTGTGATGACGGAAGATGTTGATTACTACGACGATTAA